CTCGGCAAGCCGCTGGTGTCGCTGCTGTTCGCCAACGGTGACCGGAAGGGCAAGCCGCTCAACAAGAACGACGAGGCGAGCCAGAAAGGTCAGAACCTGGCGGTGGAAGGCGCCTTCGACGAGTTCGAGGGTCTGGTCTCCGAGGCTCAGGCCTACGCTGACAACCAGGGCGTGGATCTGCACGAGGTTCCGATCCACTACGCCTACAACGTCTCCAAGGTGGGACGCTTGCAGATGCTGGGCGCCTACAACCCACAGGGCTCAAAGCTCATGCGGGAAGTGGTGCTGCCGACCAGGGCCACGCTGGATCTCACCGACAACGATCAGCTGGGCGCCTTCATGCTGGCGGTCGGCCAGGCCTGGGGCGTGAAGGTCCACAAGCAGTCCCTGGCGGCGACGATCGAGGAAGTCCGGGATCTGGCGGCGAAGAAGTTCGCTCCGGCTCTGGAGGCGCTTCAGGCTCACCTGGAAGGCCATCCGCTGGGTCAGGACGACATCCTCGACATCAAGGCCGCCATGGGTGGCGATCTGTCGCCGGCCGCCGTCCATGCTGCGTTGGAGTACCTGCGCTTCCAGGGCTCCTCGGAGGCCGAGAAGAAGGCCTTCACCACGCACCTCTATGTCGAAGCCGACGGCGTGACTGACGGGCCGATCAATGCGCTGGTGCACCTGGCGACGGGCCGGTTCGACCAGAACTGGACGATGCTGGTGGCCAAGGGCGGTCTCTTCCTTGGTTCCAAGGGCCTGTCGATGAACGACTACGCCTCGGATCCGACCAATCAAGAGGCCAAGCGGGACCTCTATCAGTACGCCACGGACATGCTGAAGCAGCACCTGGCGCAGGCCGAAGCCGACTGGCCGCCGGCTATCAAGGCCCATTCCGAGAAGCTGCGCCAGCTGATGGCTCACCTGCTGACCAAGGACATCCAGCTGGACGGGGAGGGCAACCTCACCATCGGCCGGGGCATCCTGAAGAACCCGCTGACCGTGACGATCTACGGCTCGGGAACCAATGGCATTGTCAACAAGGTGGTCGGGGCGATCACCGAGAAGTTCTACGAGGAGCTGTCCAAGGCGGCCCAGGGCGAGTCCGAGATCGCTGATGAGGTCCGCAACCTGATGCACGAGCTCACCACCAAGGTGATCTTCAGGAACGAAGCCGGCCAGGTGGTGTGGGATCGCACAGCCAAGACCCAGATGCCGAAGGATACCTCGGACACCGAGTACACCCTGACCAAGGCTCAGCGGGAGAACCTCGGCCGGAATGTGAAGGATATGTTCGTTCAGCCGATGGTCGACGCCATCGGTGAGACGATGAGTTCAACTGAAGCGGGTCGTAAGGCGCTTCAAAAGGCAATCCAAGTCCAGTCGCTCTTCCTTCAAGAGGAGTTTAAGCAACGGGTCGAGGCCAAACTAGAAGATAAGGCCAAGGCTGATCCGAGCTTTAACAAGTCGGACTTCCTGAGCCAGGCTGAACTCGATGAAATCCGCAAGGACCTGGAGAAGTACGCTCCGATCATTGGTTCTGAGGATCAGACCTTCAATCCTGCTGGATCTGAAGATGCGGTCATCCGCACCAAGGAGGATGGCAAGCCGGCTCAGCTCCCGCTCAGCGCCACGCTCGATGGTGAGCTGAGGACGGACGCCCATGTCCGTGGCTTCGCTGACGCCGGAGTGGGGGGCATCCCCTACACCGTCATCGGCTTCGGCGACGGCACCATGATGCAGAAGCTGTCGGTCATGCTGGGTAAAGCCGCCAAGTTGTTGATCTTCGACGGTGTTCACCTCCCGCTAGATCAGCTGGCGAACAATGAGAAGGTCAACGAAGCGGTCCATCAGGCCTGGCAGACTAACCCTCTGACCCACGTCAATGAGACCTTCCAGAAGTTCATGAACAGCACGGGGAAGATCTCCGATGCGCAGCTGCTGTCGATGGCCCCGGCCTTCTTCAGCCCGGATCAGATCGCCGAGGGTGAGGCCACTGCGGTCGAGATCGCCGAGCGTCTGGCTCAGCTGAAGACCGACATGCAGCGTTACGCTCTGGAGTCGGATGCCCGGCATTGGGCGCTGAGCCAGGTCGACATGAGCGTCGATCACATGGCGGCGTCGGCCCGTCCCTTCCAGGCCGAGGGTAAGTTCTCCCTCGAAGGCCTGGAACCTGCCGAGATCGTCGCCAAGCTGAACGAGCTCTACGAGCAGCGCTTGACCGAGCTGTTGAAGGAGAACCAAGACCTCAAGGTCAGCGCCGCCGAGCTTGATCGTCATGATCGCTATGGCGCCGAACCGGCCAAGGCTGTCGAACCCATCAAGGCGCCTCGGTCCCTTTCCTTGGTTCAGCTTCAGAAGACCCTGAACAGGATCGGCGACGCCGAGCATCGCAATCTCCTGAAGGAGGCGATCCGGGAGCTGCGTAAGCAGGGCGCGGACTGGAAGATCGTTTATGACGAGCCGACCTCGCAGAACGGCCTGCTGGTCCACGGCTACACCGACTTCCAGAGCCGGGAGATCCACCTTCACAGCGAAAGCCCGGAGACCCTCACCCACGAGATCATCCACGCTGCTGTGACGGGGAAGATCCTCCAGGCCTATCTGGATCCGAAGTCGGCCTCGCCTGAGGTCCTGGCGGCGGTTGAGAACCTGAAGGTGTTGGGCGAGCAGTGGCTGTCTCTGGATCCGTCGACGATGGAGCCGAAGGTCCGGGAGGCCTATGAGCAGGCCACGGCCGCCATGAAGCGTGAGCAGGCCAACGCCAATCGCTCGAAGGCTGAGAACCAGGCTGCGGCGCTGGATGAGTTCCTGGCCTGGACGCTCTCAAACCAGAAGCTGATCAAGCAGGCCCAACAGACCAAGGTCGAAAACGTCTTCGCTCGGATCACCAAGCAGGCGCTGCAAGCTCTGAAGACCCTGATCTGGGGTCGGCAGAATGGGCCGATGGTGCCCAACAGCATGTATGCTGCGCTGCGCTTCAATGCTTCAGTGCTCATTAACTCGGGTCCGACTCTGCAAGCTCAAGCTCAACTGAATGCTCGCTACCAGTCGACTGAGTATGGATCGAACCAACGTCTGTCTGATCTGATCCAAAGCTGGAATGAGAAGCTTGGCCTTCAGCTGAAGGACCAACCAGGCGACCTGGCGAAGCGTGGAGCCACGGCTGAGTTCCTGGAGAAGGTCTCTGCTCCTGTGGCTAAGGCCTTCATCGAGGCTGGCTTCTCGATGAACATGCAACAACAGCAGGCCTTCAATCTGCTGGTCGCCACCTTCGCCACCCAGGCGAAGCTGGATCAGTCGGCCTTGGCTCGGGTCCAAGAGCTCTACACTCACGCCACCAAGACGCTGACGCCAGCTGATTTTATGGCGGACCCGGAGAGCCAGGACCCGAACGACGCTCACCTGGCCGACCGGAAACTCTCGGCCCTGACCGGCACGCTGGATGGTAAGTCGATCGTGGCCACGGACGCCCAGGGTCGTTCCTCTCTGGTTCCGGCCTTCCTGGCTCTGGTCATGGTCCACGACGGGTTCCGGGATGTGTTGGCTAAGCTGCCCTCTCCGAAGGGTGAGAAGCTGGCCAACGATCACCTGGACAACATGCTGACCAACGCCGGCAACGGGCTGATGGACTTGATGGCCCAGACCCTGGCCGGCGATCGGGGCAAGGCCAATGTGCAGGAGGCGATCGACGCCTTGACCGACACCCTGACGCGTTCGGTCCAAGCGCAGAACGACTTCATCTCCCAGGCCGTCGATCCCCTGGGTCGGGTGATCAACACCGCCAACGACTTCGGGGTGAAGGTCGTCCAAGGCGGAACCAAGAAGGCGATCCAGGGCATCGACACCCTGAAGGGCAAGACCTCGAACAAGATCGCCCAGGGCGCTCTCGATGTGGCCCGCTCGGTCGTCAGCATCGTCAACATCGACGAAGCGCCCAGGGCGGCCGAAGGCGTGATCTCACTGATCAACCAGGGCAAGGTGTGGCGCCCGCTCCACGAGTTGATCAGCGATGTCATCGGCGAGGTGAAGTCGAACGCACCTGTGGCCGAACTCGCCAAGCAGGTGCGTAGTCAGGTCTCCCAGGTGCGTCAGCAATTCCGGGAAAGCCTGCCTCGCCTGATCGAAGAGCGATTCACCAAGGCGCCTACTGCCGAGCAGTGGACGCATCTCTTCAAGGGCCTGGCGAAGACCGACCTGGCGGCGCTGCACGCCACGATGTCGACCAAGCAGATCCTCGAGCTGCTGGCCAAGCCTCGTGAGGTGAAGAAGCTGATCGGCCAGCTGGAGCAGTCCGCCCAGGCCGAGTCGGGGCCACACTGGATCCAGATCAAGGATAAGGCGCTGGGCCTGGCCGACTACATGACCACGGGCAAGGTCGATCAACACCTCCTGCGCAATGCCGAAGCCGTGGCGAAGCTGGCCGGTGTGAAGGGCGTCAAAGACTGGAACCCCAGCGCCAAGCTGGTCTCCACGATGGACCGGCTGATCTCGCTCTACGCCCTGGAGAAGGTCTCGCCCGAAGTCCGGGAGACGCTCTCTTTCCTGGCTCAGAGCGAAGCCGCCGGCATCGAGTTCACGCTCTCCTACCTGGTGGGCCAGCGGACGGACGAACAATCCAAGGTCAGCACCGCCAAGGCCCGGATGAACCACTACAAGGGCTTCATCCCGTCGGAGCCGCAGAAAGGCGTGCAGCTGCTGGTGGCGGATGACACCGACAAGGCGAGGCTGCTCTCGCTCGGCTACAAGCGGGTGGCCGACTACCAGGGTTCGCCCCACGACATCGGCTCGGCGAAGATGGGCTACTACTTCAGCCCGGTTTCGGCGAAGTCGCCCTTCAGCCAAGGCGTGATGCAGAACATCCGCCACACGGCCTCAGGCGTGGACCCGGTGACCGGCCACTCTTACGGCGTGCAGACTGCCGGACGGATCGTCGATCCCAGGGCGGTTCGGGCGATCCGCAATGGCGGCCAGATCGCTCAGGCCTACAAGGGCGAGCACCTGATGCCGATCTTCAACGGCTCGGGGGAGATCATCGCCTATGAGCGCAGCCTGAATCCGAACCAGGAAGCGTTGCTCAACCGCAACACCCACCTGGCGCAGATGATCGGCGTGTGGCGGGGACGCCAGGCCGAAGAGTCGATGGCCAGCGAGTTCAACACCAAGCTGATCGACAAACTTTACAGCGCTTGGATCAACGACAAGAAGGCCGGTCGGGAGAGCGAGTACGTCGACCTGTTCGATCCGAAGCTCAGGAAGACCGATCCGGTGACGGCCGACGCCGTGAGCCTGTTCACGCCAGAGACCCTGGAGCTGATCAAGAACACCTTCGGCGAAGGTGATGGCTTCCGGGTGCGGAAGGACATGCTCAACGATGCCATCGGCTACCGTGCAGCCTCGGTGGGCGACATCTGGACGGGCACCACCCGGATCGATCCCAAGGCGGCCGACACCGCCAAGCGTGCGATCATCGGCGCCTTCGGCCTCGACTCGTATCGCTACCTGGTTCAGGGCGAACGCCTGATCCAGAACCTGGTGATCGAAGCCAAGCAGACCATTGTCGTCAGGTCGGTGATCGTCCCGGTCTCCAACATGATCGGCAACGTCTACCAGATGGCGTCGAGGGGGATCGGGCTGACCCGGATCGCCAAGTCGATGCCCTCGAAGCTGGCCGAGGTGAACGCCTACGTACAGCGTCGGGTGCGTCAGATCGAGGTGGAGGCCGAGTTGCGGGCTGCCGAGGGCGATCCGGCCAAGACCGTTCGCCTGAAGACCGAGCTCCAGACCATCGAAGACGCCAACTCGCGGATGTCGATCTGGCCGTTGATCCAGGCCGGTGAGTTCTCCGGCATCTCTCAGACGGGCGCTCTGGAGAAGGAGGACGTGGACCTCTACAGCGGCAAGCTGACCGAGTTCCTGGAGAAGAAGGTCGACCAGCTGCCCCACGGTCTGCGGTCGTTCGCCCGCTATGGCCTGATCACTGCGGACACGCCGCTCTACCAGGGCCTCCAGCGAGCCATGGAGTACGGCGACTTCCTGGCTAAGGCGATCACCTATGACCACCTGGTCGAGGAGAAGAAGGTCGATCCTAAGGAGGCTATCGCCCAGGTCCGGGAGGAGTTCGTCAATTACGATCGCCTGCGTGGCCGGGGCCGCGCCTACCTGGAGAGCATGGGCCTGATGTGGTTCCTCAACTACAAGATCCGCATCGCCAAAATCGCTGTGTCGACTCTCCGACATAATCCGCTGCACGCTCTGCTGGCGGGCCTGGTGCCGTCTCCCCCGCTCGTCGGGAACGTGGGTCTGCCGCTGGCGGACAACATCTTCACCGTCGGCTTCGATGGGAAGCTGGGCAACATGTTGGGTCCGCACATGGGCCTGAACGCCCACAACCTGAACCCCTGGGTCAACTTCTTCGAGGGGTGAAGGGTAGGCTAGGCAAATGAGAAAGCCCCAGGATCACTCCTGGGGCTTCTTGGTTCCGATCTCCCGTAGGACGACCAGCACAATCACAGCGATGGCTCCCAGCGCCAGTACGACGGCGAGAGCCCGAGCCAGAATGACGATGACCGCCGCCAGGATTCCGGCGACGGCCATCAGCAGCAGGCCCCTTAGGACCCAGCCAGACATGGCTTAGGCGGCTTCACCGTCGTTGGCGGCGGTGTCGCTGGTCGGGCGCTTCAGGTTCGAGAAGATCGAACGCGCCAAGGGACGATCGCCCTCGATGTCGCTCTTCTCTTCCTCGACCCCAGCCACGGTCGTAGTCGTGGCGTCGGCGTGGTGCGTCTCGGCTTCCACTTCAGCAGCAGCTTCAGCCGTCAGAACAGCCTCAGCTTCAGGATCGGCCTTGGGCTCGACCGGCTCAGCCGCCGGACGCCGGAACACCCCAGTGCGGGGCGTGACGGGAGGTGCAGCAGCCTTGGTCGGTTCCTGCGCCGTGGCAGGCGTCACTTCCGGGGTGCGGGCTCGAACCGACACCTGTTCATCAGACGATTTCGCCTGGACGATGGTCGCCGGATCGGCGTCGTCCTTGGCCGGCGAGATGTCGATGTTGGCGATCAGGCCGTCAGAGCCACGGGTGGCGCTGAAGTCCATGGTGATCGCCATGCCGGGCTTCACGGCGATGATGTTCTGGATGTGGTTCCGGATGGCTTCTTGGATCTCGGTTTCAACGATGGTCAGCTTCATATCAGGACTCCTTGTTGTGTGGCTGACCTGTCGTCGATCAGCTCTATGTCGGCGTTTGGCCCGATTGGAACGATGTTCGCCTCCACTCGGGGGTTATCGATGTCGACTCCGCCGTAGCGGAAGGCGACTATAGGAAGAATCTTGCAGTTGTCATCCTCCAGTTTGCCGGCATGGACCAGGGTGTCACTGAAGAACTTATCAACAATCGTACAGACGTTGGCGGTGTCGACGAGACGCTTGTTGGGTGTGAACAGGTTGTAGGCGATCAAGATCCGATCAAGTTTCGGCAGATCCTTCACCAGTGGTTTCACCCGTTCGGTGAACTCCTTCTTGGCTCTATCAAGGGTGCGAAAGTCTGCGTTCCTGTAGTGGTTCAGATTGAGCATAAACCACTTACGGGTGCTGATCGGTACAGCGAGCGGGAGAGTAACCGTCCACATAGGAAGCAGCCCCTGATGAACACATCAGGGGCCACCCTATACTCACGCTGAGTCGCTGTTAAGCAGCGTTCTTGTTGCCGAACAGGCTCCGCTTCGGGGCGCCGCTCTGGCCGCCGGCTTGAGGCGGACCCGCGCTCGGACGACCGGACTTGCCGGCTTCGCCGTCCTTGACCTGACGCTTGTCGTGGGTGCGGCCCTTGTTCTTCTCGAGCCACACGTCGATGAATTCGGCCTTCGGGTCCTCGCCCTTCTCGGCCGACTTCTTGGCCTCGACGACGGTCACCCGCAGCTCCGGATGGAACACCTTCTCGATGGTGTTCTCCTCGCGGTAGTCGGCGATCGGCTCGTAGGTCGGCGCCGGCCCCTTCTTGTTCACCAGCGACTTCTTGATCGCCACCAGGCAGGGCTTGCCGGTCAGCTCGGTGAGGACGGGAACCGACTTCGGCACCTCCTGCCGGGTGTCGTAGTCGTAGATCTTCAGGACCTTCTCCTCGACATCGGCCTCGGAGAGGGTCTTGCCGACGCTGACCTGGCAGAGGTCGTCGATGGTGGTGAAGCCGGGCAGCGCCACCTTCTTCGGCTTGCCGGCGGCGTCCTTCTCGGTCTTCGAGAGGAAGAAGTTCTCGCCGGCCTTGTTGGTGACGTAGATCGTTTCCCGGTGCTCCTGGGTGCCGATCTGGAGGATCAGGCTGACGTTGTGCGCGCCCTCCTTGGACTGGCCGGCGTAGGCGACCTTGATGACGCCTTCATAGACATCGGTCTCCAGCGGGGAGAAGCCGCCGCCAGCGCGGTCTTCGTTCTCGGCCAGGCCTTCGGTGGAGAGTTTTCCAAACGGGTTCATATGTGTTGGTCTTTCTGTGTCAGGTTCTTGTTTTGGTTCAGGTTTCAGGTTTTTCGGCTGTTCGTTTCGATCGTTTTCCTAGCTGTAGAACCTGTGGAGGTGATCCAAGAGGATCTGCACATCGTTGTCCATGAACGTCTGGCTCTTATCGAACAGACCCATGGGGGACCGAATGCGCTCGCCGATCGTCTTGCTCGTGGGGCGAGTTTGGAACACGTACTTGAGCCCGAGATCCCGGTCCTCTTCCGTGATGTTGAGGAGCTCGGACTGGTAGGGTTCCAGGTCTTTGATCGCCATCCGCTTGGCGGCGACCACGGTGGAGAAATACGCTTCCACACCGTTGTTGGCCAGCGCTCCCTTGATGGGCACGCTGGTCTTCATCTCCATCGCCTTCTCGTCGAGGACATCCTTGACGTGGGCGGTGACGATGACGGGTTTGCCGAAGGCCACGACCTTCTGCTGCATGAGGGTCTTGAAGAACTGCTGATACTGGCCCCAGGCCTGCATCGTGTTCACGGCCCCATGGATGTACTGGGTCTCGAACATGTCCATGAGGAAGGTCAGCGAGTCGAGGATGATCCCGTCGAGTTCGTCGATGTTGGCGGTCGCCTCGTCGAAAGCTGTCCAGACCTCATACGGATCTGAGATCCGCATAGGCATGAACTTGTTCCGGAACGGCAGCCGCTTGCCGGCTTCGCTGTTGAGGTAGGCCCAGCGCTCCTGGTTCCGGATGTTGCGGAGCGAGGCGCTCTTCCCCATCGAGGAGTAGCCGACGATCAGCACCAGCTGGTCATTGACCTCGCCGTCGAGAGGTTCGTCGGGCAGTTCGGCCTGCATTGAATCGGCCATGTGTCAGGTTCCTTGGTTCGCCTTAAGGCGTTGAAGTGGTGGACTGGCAGACCCATCACCCCAGGAAAGGGGTAACGATCCTGCCAGCCCGAAGCTTGAGAGGTGGTTCAGGCCGCGTCGTCCAGTCGCGAAAGCTTCTTGGACACAGTGACCATGATGGTGCTCTCGATCTCGTCCTCGCTGAGGCTGTCTCTCAGCTTCTTATTGAAGGTGTGAACTTGAGAGCTCACGTCGGCGAGGCTCATGCCGCCGTCCACAAGGGCCAGGGCATACTTGATCATCTGATTGTTCCGGTTTCCCGAAGCAATCCGTTGGGCGAACCAGCGCTCTAGGTTATCAAGAGACTGAAGCTCCCGGCTCTCAGCGCGATACTGCTCATTCCGAGTGGTCTTAGGAATGAACGGCAGAGCGTCAAGAAGAACACCTTCATTATAGTGAAAATCGCCGCCATCGTAACTCTCCCACTTCTTTTCGCGCTTGTTAGCGCCCTCATCGGACTCGAACGGCAACCAGCTCATGACTGAGGTCATGAACTCCTTGTAGTCGTCCGAGTCCAATCTCAAGAAGTAGTTGATCGGAAGGATCAGGCGGAAACGTTCGCCTTTACCTTCCTTCAAGTGGCTCTTCGTGGTGTAGGTCAGGAACTTGTACTCCTTGAACAGCTCGTGAACTGTCTGGAGAGTGCTCGTCCCATCCACGTCGATGACCACCATATTGAACCCCGGAAGGGTGTTCTCTTCCGTCCGGTGCTCGTTCTTGAAGTGGTGATTGGCCCAGTGCATCCCCGGCGCTTGGGTCAACTGGTGAAGCTGATCGAAGGGCACGGTCTCGCCGAGGTAGTTGTAGGCGTAGTGGTCGGAGTAGGAGACCACCATCTCGTCGAGGTTCGTTTCCTTCAGCGCGTCACCGCTGAAGAACTCGATGCCGTCGGCGAAGGTCTTCTTGATGATGATGTGGTTCTTGTAGCCCCAGCTGATCGCCAGGTTCATCATCTCGTCCCGGTTGCTGCGGGTCTTCGGGTAGAAGGGCAGCGTCTCCAGCAGCTCTGCGTGGGTGACCTCGTTCTCCACCTCGGCGAAGTACCTGGCCAGGCGGACCCAGGGCTGATCCCGGTTGAGGAGCGCCTGGAAGGATTTCCCGCTCTCCTCGACCAATAGGATCGCCGACATCAGGTGCTCCATCTCCACCTCGTTTGAGGCGTCGGTGAAGGCGTAGGCGCCGGCGAGCTTCAGGGCCTTGGAGTGGCGGTGGGAGAGTTCCGCCTTCTGGATCGCAGCGTGTTCCGGCAGCGCATTGGCCGCCTTCTCACACATGATCTTGTAGGTCAGCAGACGCTTGATCACGTCGTCGTCCATGGCCATCCGCCAGTCGAACCCCTGGGGGTCGGCCAGCTGGTCGAAGTGGTTCGCCCACTTCTTGATCACCTTGTCGTTTTTCGGATCCATGAGGTGGTCGAAGATCTCGTCCACGTCCTGGTTCTCACGAGCCAGCTTGTCCTCCTGACCCCAGGCGAACAGGCAGCGACGGGCGTAGCCCGCCTCGAGCATGGAGTTGAACTCCTTCTCGATCTGGCCCCCATCGAGTAGCTTCGAGGGCGTGCCGAACAGCAGCATGTTAGTGGGGGTCTTGCCGTCCACCTCCTCATCCCGCTGGTTCTCGGACGTGCTCTTGACCAGCTTCTGCTTCAGCCGGCCCTGGTCGTAGAGCTCCAGGAACGTCGTCAGCACCTCGGTGTTGGCCACCAGGTTGAAGCCGATCTCGTCGATCTGGAGGTTGATCGCCCCGCAGCCGGCGAGGAGGAGCTTCCCCCTCAGCTGCTTGACGGCCGGCGTGGTGCCGGAGTCGAACGTGTAGAGGAAGGCCCCGGCCTTGTTGTATTCCTTCTCGACCTTCTTGAACTCCTCGTCCTGGTCGCCGCCGTTCCTGGCCGCCCGCTGATTGGCGAGCTTCCAGAGGTTGCCCTCGACCAGCGTGGGGAGCGTGTCCTCCATGAAGCGGGTCTTGAACCCCTTCATGAACTCTTCCTCGATGATGTTGATCGAGTGGCCCTTGCCGTAGCCGGACGGGGCCAGAGCCAGGGCAAAGCAGTTGACGGGGATGTTCCCCCAGATCTTGGTGTTGATCGACGCCCGCATCACGGCAGCCATCTTCGAGAGGAAGTAGGCCGACTCGACCTGGAAGAACGACCTGTCGGTGTTCTGGGTCTTGTTGCAGAGAACGTCGACCATCTCGGAGAGAGCAGGGTGGTGTTCCACCCCTTCGAGGTCGATCATGATGCGAAATACCTGTCTTTCTGGGTGCACGCCGCGTAGGCGGGGCAGTAGCCGCAGGCCTTCGGTTCGCCCGGAACTTCCTTGATCACACCCTTGCCTTGCGAGGCCATGTGGGCGTGAGCGTCAGCTTTGTTGTCGAAGTTCTTGGTCGCGCGGCCGTCGGTCTTGGCTGGGTTGGAATAGTATTTCCAAACCGGCTCGGAACGCCAGAGCTCCTTGTCGTTGCACTCCGGGATCTGGCTCTCGGGGGCGTTCCGCAGCCGATGGATTTGCTGGATGCGGTTCTTCACCCAGGCGTCGACTTCCGTCACCGACAACAGGGGGAAGGTCTTCGACTCCACCCGCTTCTGCGGGTAGTTGGCCGTTCGGCTCATCATCTTCGACCAATCAGTGAAGATGAAATTGATCGTGCCGTGGTCGGCGGTGATCTTGTCCGGGTTGAGCCAGCGATAGATCGAGGGTTGGAGGATGTAGTCCTCGTCCTTGGATCCCTTGATGAAGGAGTAGACGCTGGATGCCTTGTGGTCGAACGGCACTCCATCGGCCACCATGTCGAACTTACCGCCGACTGTGAACGTGATCCCGTCGACTTCAACCTGCTTGAAGGCCCGTTGTTCAAGATAGACGGGAATGATGTCGTTCCTCGACCGGAGCTGTTCCTCGGTCGGATTGACCACCACCCGCTCGATGATCTCCTGCGGATAGCCGAGGAGCCGCATCGTGCGGTCTTTGCCCCTAATCCAGGCTTTCTCGATCGAGTCGTGGATCGAGTGACCATGAGCCCGAGCGATGTACTCGGACACGTCGGCTTCCCGTTCCTCCATGGGGATGCGGGAGACCAGGATGCTCTGTTTGATCGGCTTCATCAGCGATGTCGCCGAGATGTAGTTCGGGATGTCCTGGTGATCGTATTCGTCGTGCAGCAACCACACCGCCAGCGGCAGGTTGATGTCGAAATTGTTGGTGATCTTCACTTTGGTTCTGCCCCCCTTGGGCTGTCAGGAAGCTCCGACCCAGGAAAGGATCCGCAGATCCTTCCGGGGCCGTGCTGTTTTCGTTGTGGGGGTTAGGCGTGCTGGATCCGGAGAGCCTTCAGGATCCGGCCGGCGTAGTGGACCATCTTCTCCCCATCGTAGATGGGGTCCTGTCCGGGCTTGCCGTTGTACTGCCGGGCCGCTGCGGTGCGCCACAGCGCCTTGAACAGACAGCCTTCGTCGAAGGTCATGCCCAAGGCGCTGATGATGTCCTCGCACTCGGCCTGGTAGGGCTCCTGCTCCACCCGCTGGGGATGGTCCACCTTGACCAGGTAGTAGTTCACCTTGCCTCCGGTGAGCTTGCCGTTTGGGGATTGAAGCTTGAGGCGAGGGCTCACCTCTTCGGCCGTCAGCACCATACCTTCTCGGAGCTGCTGAAACTCAGCGTCTGTGAGCGCTTTGCCCATGACCCCACCCGGCAGAGCGCCGCCGTTGTTGAGATCGTTAGCCACGGCCTTCAAGCTCCGAGCTGAAGTCGACCACCTCGGCGCTCATGGAGCCAAGGGCGGCCCGCTCCTGGACGGCGAAGCCTTCCGGCCGCCAGTTCCATTCGTCGACGGTCATGCAGCCCAGTGGGCTGATGTTGACCAGGATCACGTCGGCGACCTCCATGGTCGTGCCGAGCTTCTGGAACAGACTCATCTGGAGCGCCTGCTGGGCCTTACCCAGCTGGTACAGGCCGATGTGGAACTCATCGGTGATGATCATGCCGTTGGCGGGAAGGGCCTGGCTGTTGCCCTCATCGTCGATCTTGACGATGACATTTCCGGATACAAGCCAGTAGTGTTTCCGGACGAGGGCGTCCGACCTGTCTTTCTTCATGGTTCTCTCTGTCAAAGACGCTGGTCTTCCAGTCGTCAGGTAATCCAGGTGGTGTCAGGCCGCCTGGGGGAACTTCTCTTCTATGATGGAGTAGATCTCCTCCTCTTTGGCTCCGTTCGGGATCCCAATCTCGTTGCTCCAGTCTGGGTAGAAGACACTCAGCTCTCCACCCAGCTTTACTTGATCATGGGTGATGTCAGGATGCTCCTGCCATTCCACGGCCTTGACCAGGTGCTCGTTGGTGAAGAGCACCGCTGCGATGTCGTCCTTGACGAGGGCATAGCCCGCATCGTGGATCTGGGCCGAGGGTCTGACCATGGTTCGGTACGGGGATTTCCGCACCTTGCCCATAAATTCGATCCAGGCTCGGGAATTGAGAAGACACCAGGATTGTCCCAGGGCATTGCCGGCCGAACGGCCTTCCGCCTCTGCTTCGTGTGGGGTCCTGCTGGTGCCACGAACCACCTGCGCCAGCAAGGGGGTTCTGACCCTGAGGCCGAACGCCACAGTTACGTAGCCGTCCTTGCCTGCCTGGTTCAGCTTGTCAGCCACCCACTGGTCGCTGACCTTGTAGAGGGCGTGGTAGCGCTCCTCGACCTGGCGAGCCAGGGCCTCCTCGAACTTGTACTTCGTGATCAGGGTCTTGTAGGTGCCCTGGTAGGTCAAGGTGAAGGTCGGGTTCTTCGACTTCTTCCGAAGGGCTGAGTATTTATCAGCGATCGAATTGATGCTGGACACCGAAGTGGGATCGATGTCCGGCATCTGTTCGCCGTAATACGCATAGGCTCTCAGCGAGTGCCCGTCGTAGCCGTCGGTGTAGACCTTCAGCTTCTCTGGATCCTTGGTGGTGAGGGCCGAGATCCGGTCCTCCAGGGCGTTGAAGTCGAGCCCCATGAAGAGCCAGCCAGGGGGAGCCTGGATGCAGCTCTTGATCCACTTCCCATACTTCCCCTTGCGACTCGACGGGTCGGCCGCAGCGGGGATGTTCTGGAGATTGGGCTTGGAGCTCGAAAGCCGGCCGCTGAGGGTGCCTCCGAGGTTGAAGTTACCGAATAGGTAGTGCCAGCCGTCCGGGCCTTGTACGGCGCTCTCCATGGCTGGCAGGAAGGTTTCCCGCACCGTCGAGAGCACAGCGTAGTCCTGCATGGTCTGGAGGAAGGCCAGCACGTCCGGATCGGTCGTGTGGTTCATCAGGTCCTTCAGCACCTCGCCGCCCGTCGCCGGCTGCTTGGCGTCCGTCAGGGCGATGACCGGCAGGCCGAGCATCTTGTAGAGGAGCGCCTGGCACTGCGGCCCGGAGTTCGGATTGAAGGTCAGCTCGGCCGCCAGCTTGGGGTTGGTCTTGGCCTCTTCGAGCGTCTCGGTGAGCGTGGTCCGCTTCTTTTTCCACTCGGCGTTCTTGGTCTCGACCCACGTCTCCGCCAGGCGGTAGTTGAACTTCTGAACGATCGGGTTGGCCTGGATGGCGCTGACGATCTCGTCGTAGTCGGCCATCAGCCAACCTTTGACCTTCTTCACCCGCTCCATGTTCACCGGCAGGCCGGTGAGCTGCATCTGGATGATGTCGGCGGTCGCCGGCTGGAACAGGTTCCGATAGATGTCCAGCTGCTGGTCGTGGACCATCGTGTCCCAGTGCTTCTCGTACACGTACCAGGTCGAGAGCCCGTCGATCAGATTGTACTGGAGGAGGTCCGGCAGGGGGATCTTGGTGATGTCCGGATCGTCGTTGAGCAGGGCATAGGAGCCAGAGAACTCCTGGGCCTGGTCCTTAAGGCTGAGCTTGTTGCCGGCGCAGCTGTTGGTCGCCAGATAGGTGATGAGCTTGGTGTCCTCCCAATTCTTGAGCATCACCTCCATGCCGTCGAGCAGGCCTTCAGTGTCGATCAAATCGGCCATGAAGAGCTGGTAAATCAGCACGTACACGTCATAGGCGATGTTGTGCCAGATGATCGTGTTATTGAACTGCTCGAAGAAGGCCCTGAGCATCGCTCGAACCAGTTCCCTGTGGGGTCCTAGATCGACAGCGAAGGCGATCCCTTCATGCTTCGACCAGCAGAAGCTGATCGTGCCGATGCCTGCGCTGTGGTGCTTCAGGCTGAACGCCTCGATGTCGCAGGTGAGGGGGACGTTCATGTCGAGCAGCTTGATCAGCCACTCTTCGATCTCCTCGGGCGTCTCCGGATAGGCGGCGAACTTGATGATGTTGGCGCCTGGGATCTCGTAGGCCCCTGAGCGATAGGCCTTCAGGGCGTCGATCCCCTGGGCGATCTTCCCCCGGATCCGCTCGGGATCGTAGAAGATCTGCTTGAAGCTGGGGACGTAGATCACCTTCACCGACGGGGCGAACTCGCAGTCCATGATATAGCCCAGGTGGGCGTCGACCTTGGCGGCCTTGGTCAGGACCTTGAAATAGTCCGCATCGGTGACCACTACGAACTCAACCGAGAAGTCGGCCCACACGGGGACGAGCTCCTCGCTGATGTAGCGCTTCATGTCGGCGGCCGGCGTCTTCTTCTTGGTTCGGCCATCGGTGTCGACCGCATAGTGCAAATCGATCACCAGGACCTCATCCGGGTCCAGGCTGAACGGCTCGATATAAGCCTTCCGGATGTCGTCCTTGCGGATCTGTGGAACCAGAAAGCAGATGGGATAGGCCGTCTGCTCGGTCTTGGAATAGTGAAGGTGACGCATACTAGAACCCCCCGGCTCTGACCTGCTTAGTAAAGCAGTCGCGTGGTGGAGTAGAACTCGATCCTCGGAAGGATCTTCTCGAACTGGCGCGTCAGGCGTTCATTGTCCTGGATCGTGAAGGCGACGGGCCTGGTGCGGCTCAACGCCTTCAGTTCATCTAGGGTGTCGACGACGCAGTTTGGAAGAGCATCGCGGATGTCTTGCAGAGAGCTGCACGGCAGCAGGAGGGAACCAAGCAACTGGCCTATGATCTTGTGATCCATCTCGACCTGTTGCTGGTCCTTCAGGAGTGTGTCCATCTCGTCGTGAAGCTTGCGATGGAGCGACACACGGACCCGTGGTCCCCGAGGAAGCCCTTGAATGTCGTAGGGCATCCCCAGGTACATGAACCCGTCGTGCGGTTTGTCTCTGTAGAACTCCTTGTTGGAGATCAGTATCCGCTCTTTGGCGGACGCCAATCGACGCTCCTCCGCACTGAACAAGCCGGACATGATCCGCTTGATAACCTCATGGGTATTGGCGAGAGGCATTGATCTGCTCCTAGTGGATCAGACCTCCGTACTTCGCAGCCAAATCCCCGAACAGAAAGATCCTGGTTCGGGGTCGGGAGAAAGCCACATACAGCAGTCGGGCCACCTGGTTCGGGAAGTTGCAGGTGCTGATGTTGCCCACGTCGATGAACACGAAGTCGTGGGTCGAACCCTGTGCTTTGTGCGTCGTCGCTGCGTCTCGTGGCCGGAGGTCAGGATACTTGTTTTTGAGGTTGAAGTAGAGCGACCAGGGCTTGCGCTTCCCTTTGGCCTCTCGGGCGTAATACTTCAGAAGGTTGCTGAAGTGCTCCCGGTCGACAGGCAGGGGCACGTCTCGGAAGACCTCGCCCAGCTTGGTGGCCAGGTCGGTCAGCCGGACCTCGAACTCGACGCCCTGCTCGATCGGAACCATCTGGGTGGAGCCCTTCTGGTTCAGCACCGTCACCTGCTCCTCGACGGAGAGCATCCGCCGGGAGAACTGGATCGCCGAGTTGTTGATCAGCTCCTCGCCGACGGTCCATTCGCCAGGCAGCTGGCGCATGTCGCGGATGAAGTCGTTGAACTCGATCACCCGCTGGTTGGTGTAGGCGAGGATCCGGCCCTGGTGATGGGGGTCGGTGACCAGCTGAGCCAGCATGGTCTGCATCTGATCATCGTTGAGCCAGTCGATGACGCCAGGAACGATCTGGATCGGCTTGAACTCGCCGGTCTCGACCGTGTGTCGAAGCTGCTGACAGACTGCCATGAGGGCAGGCTGTCCGTTGTTCCGCATGGGTTCAGTCAGCTCGTAGAAGGGCAGACCCTGGTTGTAGATCGGGCTCAGCAGCTCCTTGACGGGAGCCAGCTGGCAGTGATCGCCCACATAGACGATCTTGCAGCCAACCGTAGAGGCTCGGATCTCCTCCCACAGCGCGGTGTCGATCATCGAGCACTCGTCGATGAAGATGATCTTGCGGGCGTGAGGGATCCAATCCCTGGTTCGGGAGATCTTCTGCTCGCCGGTCTCGTAGTCCTCGACCACCTTCAGGCGCAGCAGGGAATGGATGGTGCTGGTGGGCCGACCGGTGGCGAGCGAGAGCGCTTCGGCCGCCTTGTTGGTCGTGGCGCACATCTCCACCATGTCGTAGAGCGGCTCGATGCCCATCAGTTTACACATCTCGAAGTATCGAGGCATGATGACATCGATCAGGTGACCCATCAGGAAGGTCTTCCCGACGCCGCCTGGGCCGCTGATGATGAGTTCCTTTCCCTCTTCAAAGAGGAACTGAAAGAAGCCCTCAGCAGCGGCTCGCTGGCCTTCGTTGAGGGCAGGTTGTGGCTTGGCAGGCGTCAGGGCCGTCGTGCCGAACATTGCGTTCACGATCGTTCTCTTCTGTCAGGATTGTTATTGGCTCTTGGGTGCTATCCACCATCCCTGCGCCCTTGCGGGTAGCAGCACCCCTCCCGTAAGAGGGGCGGCCTTAACTGGTGGATAGCCCGAAGAGCCAGGGGCCGAAGCCCCTGGGCTCAGAGATCAGACGTAAGGCGTCAGGTGCGCCTTGGAGTAGTTCGGACCCTTCTGGATCTTGCGATTGGCGTCGAAGATCGGCTGGCCCTGGTCGTCGAACTTGGAGAAGTTCGAGCGGTTCACCTCCGCCATGGCGTTGCGGATGTGCATGTTGGCCATGTGGCCACAGCCGGCGGCGGTGACGATCTGATCGCAGAGGGCGTCGAGGAACTCGACCCGGTTCTCATGATCCACCTGGACCAGGTTGTCGCCGGCTTTCAAATAAGAGGCCAGACTGCTGACCATACTCAAAGCGTCTTCCAGGTGATCCCGAGTACGTTGATCGAGACCCCGCAAGGTGGCGATCATCTCGGCCACTTCCTCAAAGTGGCAGCCCAGCTGGGTGTGAAAGTCCTTGCTGGTCGGCTGAGGCTTGGCCCTCTGGAACCAGAGGATGGTGTCGGCGAGGATGTCGGTCAGCATGGTCTTCCTGTCAGGGTTGTTTCTTTTGGTTCAGGCCGTCGCTCAGGCGGTCTTGGCGACGTACTCTTTGACGATCAGGTTTTTGATTAGATCCTTGATCGAGGTGTGCGGGCCGAGTTGGTCGGCGAGCCATTCCTGTTGGTCGGTTGAGAGACTGTCCCACACGCTTTCCATGAAGGTGCGGCGGGTATCAGCCGGCGGAATGTTGAGAGAGTTGAGCCTCAACGTGATGGTGGTCGGGTGGCACCCCAACTCTTTGCCGATTCGTCCGAGGGACAATCCCACGGAGTTCTTCCTGATGATTTGCTCATCAGATGCTTTGCGGTTCGGACGATTGGCTGGGGACATGTCAGGCTACCCTTTGGGCAAGTTATTTCTAACTTAGTAGTCGGGTAGGGGTGATTTGCCTAGAACTGTCCAGCTGATGGTTCCCACATCAGCTGGACTTATCCACGGCTTAGAGACCTAACAGGTCACTCAGCTTTGCCGATAAAGGTGAGCACGATCTTCACAGACGGCTCGTCGATGCCGAGCGTTGCCCAGGAGACCTTCACCTTCTTCTTGAAGGCGACGAGATCCTGAGCCGCTTTCCTCCGACGATCCGTGTTGGATTTGGAGTTGGTCACCAGAGCCAGCAGACGCTTCGCTTCGTCCTGGCGAGGGCTGCCTTGAACCTTCGGCGCAGGAGCTGCGACCTTGGTGACCGTCGGGGCGACGTAGGGCTTCTTGGCTGCCTTTTTGGCGGGCGTCTTGGCCTTGGCCACCTTCTGGGCGATCGCTTTCGGATCGACGGGTTTGCTCTCCGTCTTCACCGACTCGTCGTCCAGAGCTACCGCCTTGGGTCCAGACTTGACCCTACCGGTCGTCAGCGCCTTGGGAACGTTGGCGCCTTTGAGCAGAGGCGTGTTCTCGAAGCTGCCGCCCTTCGCCGCCGTGATCTTCACCTGTTGGAGCCTGGCGATGTGATCACCGGAGAGCGCCTGAGCCAGGAGCCGTTTGGCCTCGTTGGATTGGACCGGCTGACCCCTGGTGAGGTAAGCCCAATCCTCTTCCGGAAGCACGCCGAGGATGTGGTAACCACGAGCTCGCACCTTGTCGGGCTCACCTACCGGCACGGCGATCACGTCCTCCGGAGCGATCTTCACGATCGTGCAGACATCCCCGCGGAAATAGCGGAGATAGCCCCGGCGAGCGATGTGCAGGCCCGTGGAGCATTCCGTCCGCCGGCTGGGGTCGACCAGGCTCTCGTCCATGCAGACGAAATCCCCAACCTTCTGCACCACCTGCTTGGTGTGGCAGTCGACGAAGGTGTCCTTGAGCGTCGGGTGACGCCGTAGCACCTTGTAGGCGACGATGTAGCCGTCGTCAGCCGCCTGAAGGTCGCCTTTCTCCATGAAGCGGAGCACGTCTTCGACGGTGTGTCCCCGCTGCTGGATGGCTGCGCCCAGGCGGTTGATCAGGGCTTGAACGCCCTTGGTGGAGCCGAGCTTCACCGCATGAGCCATGTGCGGCCTCAGGGCCTCGACGCCAGGGACGATCTTCGTGTCCGCCCCAGTGCCGACCACGGCCACCATGGTGTGGTCGCCCGTGGTTTCCGACTCCCGGTAGTCGGGGGAGCTGACCGGCATGGCGTTGGCCATGATCTCGTCGATGATCGCTGCGGTCGGAGCCGTGCCGCTAAGCCCTTCAGGAACCTCACCTACCGTCGTGGGCGCCAAAGGAGCTTCGGGGTTGAACAGGCCCTGGACGGCCTTCTTGGCGACGCGGAACAGCTTCACGAGCCCATTGGTCTTCTTCTCGAAGGCCGCATAGGTGTTGGTGTGCTCCAAGTCGAGCTCGGCGACGCCGCCCCGTGAGCAGATCGGCGTGACGATATCGAGGATCTTGCGGATGCGCTCGTCGCCCTGAGGGAGCACCGTGGTGGATCCGTCCGGGTGATAGAGGGTGAGCTGCCGAGTATCCAACACGGCAGCGATGACTTTCAGTTTACCTGTCATAGTCGTTCCTTGGGCCTCAGCCCTTGATGGCCAGGATCAGAAGGTCTCTTGCCTTGGCCTGTTTCAGTCGTTGTTCCTCATTCGGTTTGGTGTGTCTGAACGGACGCGACACTTCATGCTGACTGAGGAGGTCGAGCAGCTGGCTCTGTCTGATTTGTTTATCCAGCTGTAGGAGGTCAGGACTAACCGGGATGTCCTTGAGGACCTTTTTGGCCTCATCAACGGACTTCTCAGTCGTGTACGCATACTCGGCAACCAGATGTTGCCAAAGGCTCCAGTAGTCTTTGTCTTCATCGGTCATAGTATCGCCGATGTTGTAGTGAGCGCGCAGAGCGAAATCGTTATTGATCAGCTCGTACACCCAATCATACGGGTAGCGCTGAGGTAGCCGAGACACATTGACTGCCTGCTTGGAGTGGATCCTGGGATTGGTCATCACTTCTGCGATCACCTTTTCCAGGAGATAGGCGTTCAACGACTTCGCCCCGAGCTTGAGATACTTGTCGCTCTGGGTGTCGTTGACGACCGCACCGCCCTTGGAACCAAAGAGCCGGATCAGAGCCGCCGACGCCACATAGCTAAGGCTCTCGATGGTATTGGATGTGTTCCGGTTGGCGACCTTGACGATGAACTCCGGGGTCTCGATCCGCTCGACTTCTTCGAGCTTCACCAGGTCGGAGTTGAACTGATCGCCCTTCAGGCCTTGGCTCAGCAGCGGGATGCCCTTCTTGCGGGGTTTCCACTCCTTGGATCGAGCTTCGGACTGTTTGGCGGGCGCAGGTTCCCACTTCTGGCGAGCTGTAAGATCCAGCACGTAGAAGCCCTGGGCCTTGAAGAACTCTCGGGCCGCTTCGACCTTGGGGTCGGAGCGCTGGACGACGTAGACCAGGTTGTCGTCGGTCGTGCCAAACCAGTGCTTCATCGCCGGGTAGTGAGGCGCCCGGTCGGTGATGTCGGCCCGATTGTAGGTCAGGATCACCAGGTTGCGGAGGAAGGGCAGATACTCCTCCAGGTCCCGCTTGCTGGAGACCTTCAGCGCCTCGGTGAACTCGGCCTCGCCCCACTTGGATCTACGTTGGTTCCCCCAGTCCCGGCCGGTGACCATCAGTCGATTCATGGACAGCTGGGGGTGGGCCTTCATCGCCAAAGCCAGGGGACGGATCAGGCGACGGTGGAACCAGTTGGAGTGCGGCGAGCCGAGCTTGGCTTCCTTCCTGTAGTCGGCGAGGAAGGCCTGGATCTTGCCCCGGTTGCCGAAGCCCGACTGAGCCAGGGCTTCGAGGCGAAGCGTCACGTCCCGTTGGCGAAAGCCGGGCAGATCCGGGTACTTCTTGACCGCTAGAGCCTGGGACACCTGCCGGAAGTCGAACAGGCAGGGATCCTCCAGCTGGCTCGCGGTGAGCAGCGGCAAGCGGCGTTCGTTGTTGACCAGGGCCGCCGGCTTCATCTCGATGATAGAGCGCTGGATGCACTCCTGGGCGAGCTTGCGGGTTTCGGTTTCCTGGTCGAGATGCTTCCGCGCCAGGAAGTTCTCCAGCAGGCCCTTCAGCGTGGCGATCGTCGCATCGGTCATCGATAGCGACTCCCGGCTGGGGGTCACCGAGATGGTGTGTGGTTGAGCCTGGAGCACCAGCTGCCAGTCCTGGTAGCCAGTTTTAGTTGGCCTTGGGGCGAGGTTGCCTAGTAGCCGAAAGGCTTCTTGGTATTGATCGGAATAGGTTTGATGGCCCTCCATCGGATAGATGACGTTGCCGTAGCGCACGTACAAGCGATGATGAGTGTCGCTGATCGGCAGGTCAGTGATTAGAAAGCCGTGCTTCGCCTTGTTGAAGGGGATGCGCTTCAGCTTCTCGCCGTTCAGTGTGGCGTTCATGCCGCCGTTGGCGACGAGGCGCAGGATCAGCTTGTGGAAGGTGTAGTAGTTGTCCTCCTTCAGCAGATCGATCTTCACCTGAAGGCCGGTCTCGTCGGTCGGGACTGCGACGACTTCCAACATGCCTGGCTTGCCGCCCACCTCACCGGAGCTCTTCGACATCCGGTAGATGGTCTTCTCGCCCGCGTTGAAGTTCGTCACCTCGAAGTTGTCGGTGTAGGCGTAAGGCGCCTTGCACCCCAGGCCGAAGCCGCCGGTCTGGTGGCCGTCGTTCTGCTTCGTCGAGTTGCCGTAGACGCAGTAGGTCGAGTGCATCAGCTCCTTGCGGATGCCGGTGCCCCGGTCGCGGATGATCAGGTGGGCCTTAGTGAGAGTGATCTCGATCGGCACGTCGGTCTTGCCGGCGGCGATGTGAGCATCCCAGGCGTTGCAGAGGACCTCTCTCGTGACCGCCAGCGGCTTGTCCGAGTAGAGCGTGTTGGAGAGAATGTTGAAGAACTCGGCGCTGTCAGAAATGCCGAAGGACTGAGACTTGTTGCCGCCAATGACTGCATGGGTCACATGGTCGTCAACATGCGTAACCTGCATGTTGGTTCTCTCTTCTTTTGGTTTTTGGTCAGGAGGAGCCTTTGCTGGCTCCGGTTTATATTCAGGGTCAGGATTTCGCCCGATTTATCTCTAGTCGGAGCGATCTGCCAAGCTGAATCTTGTGGTGTGGTGGGACAGGCTGTCGCACCTAACGGGGGAGCCAGGGATCACCCTGAACTCCCCCGGCCTGGTTTTGCTGGCCTCGGCGAGGCAAGCCCCTTTTGACATCGGTAGGGCATCCCGGTTGGCATTACGATCCCTGGCTTGCCAGCCCCAGAGACGCTCTCGATCGCACGTAGTCGTGGTGAGAGTTCGGAATTTTTATGCGGTTTTGTCCGGCTCCGCCAACCGGGGTCACACCGTGTTTGGGCTATTGCTTGTCTCTTTCTGGATCCCGAAGAGGGGACCGCTCAGAGCCTCATCCCTGGTAGGGGTGCGCCGTCCTCCGCTGCTCCTCTTAGAGCGAGACACCGAGCACCCCTGAAGGGCTCCTCAGCACTGGACTCGACGGGTGCTGCCGTCTCGGCCCGATGTGTCTGTCTAAGAGGAGGAGGAGCGCCAGCCACGGTAACGTTCTGCGCCGTTCCTGCTGGCAGTAGCTCTGGAGGCGGATCCTTCGCTCTCACCCTGAGCTAGGGACCGACCAGACCACCCTAAACCCCGACGGGTTCCGTGTTCCAATGTTCCTCAAACATAAGAACACCATGAAACCCGCTCGGTTTCATCTCCTTTCGCGCTTCACGCGACTTTTCTTGACGGGGTGAGGAATTCATAAGGTTGATCAGCCACATACTCGTTGTCGAGCATTTTGCGAAGCTGCTTCCAGCCGGTGAAGTTGCCGTGCCAGGCGGGATTGACCCAACTGAACTCGCCATCGGTGTTGAGGCCGTCATGCTCGTCGGGCGTCGCCTGGTGCTCGGCTGGACTGGCGTGCAGCGGCGAGCGACACAGCAGCCGGCCATAGAGGTCGAGGTCTTCCTCGACGGTGGAGATCTTGCCTTCATGGGTCAGGTAGCTGACCCGAGCGCAGCGGGCGACGCTGACCTTCTTGAGGATCTCGATGAAGTCCTCGTCGATGGTCTCGCTAGCGCAGGCGTCCTCGATGTCGCTGTCGGCGATGTAGGGCAGATGCCAGCAGCCAGGCTCCACGAGCAAAGGTTCGCTCTCCTGGTGGCACTGGAGCATGGCCTTCGCCAGGGCCTCGATCTCCGGCATGGCGTCGTGGTGATCTCTGAGCGCATACCAGTTGGCCCAGCTGGTTGAGGTGACCACCACATTGATGTGGGACCAGGGTTCCAGGATGCGATTGGCCACCTGCTTGTGCAGACCGAGCTTCAACATCCGTTGAGCCTGCTCGATGGCCACATCACGGGCGTACAGCCAGGATCGAAGGCACTCTCGACGGTCGCTGTCATGCAGCTCGTCGCCGGCCTGCATCCCTTTCTGGTTCGCACCCCAGTGCACAGGGACTGCTGGATCTCGTTGGAGATCCTCAATCAGCCTGGCGACAGGGACGGCCCTGGAACTGCTGGCGTTCCGGCTGAACACCCGATGGGTCATCAGTTCGGAGTGGATGAAGCGTGGGTATCTCAGCTGGAACGTGGTCAGCCGATGACCCTCGCGGGACACGCTGTCCGCGATGATCTGAGCGCGAATGGTCATCTCAGGCATCTTCCAGCTGGCGGCCAGACATAATCTGGGCGCGCTTGGAGGCCTGGCGCTTCTCGTACTCACTTTGAGTAGGTTTCGTCAGGCCACGGGCTTCCTTCTCGGCCCGTGTGAGCTTCTTCGTTTTCATAGGGGTACTCTGTCAGGCTGCGCGGCTTAGGCCGTCGTCATGGGTGGCTTGTGCAACGGCTCCCGGCTCTTGTCCAGGCAAGCCGTAAATGAGCGTTCGATCCAGGCTGGGCGCTTTCCAACCGACGATGTAGCCCGTTTCCACCATGGTTCGGCAGCGCCGGGAAACCACACGATAATCTAGCTTATAGAAGTCGGCGATGAAATGGCATCGAGCAGGACCATGCCCGTTGATGAAGTCCAGGATCAGCTGGGTCAACAGGCCCTTCTGATGGGCCACTCGCCAGGCCGTTGTCCCACCAGGGAATTTCTCCTTGGGCAGCCGGGTAGTGATTCCCAGCACCGAACGCTTAAGCATACGCTCACTCCTGGCTCCCCTACCTGGAGCCGTTGCGTGGACAATTTCGTGGACAATTGAGGGGAACGCAGGGGTATCCGGCGGGTATGGCGTCAGGCGCCCGTCTCGGAAGTGTTCCCTTAGGTTCCCCTGGATGCCCGTTCACTAAACTTAAGGAACTTCGGTTTTTGCCCTAATTCCTTAATGAAATCAACTGTTGACTGCTGTGCGTGGACAATTCGTGGACAATTCCAGGGGTTTCTGGGGGGTATCCAGGGGCACTCCGGAGAGGATCTCATTCAACTTTTGTGCTTCGGCGTCGCTCTCGGCCTCGAGCCAACGACCATAGGTCTGGAACAGCATCGCCAATGACGTATGTCCGAGCTGCTTGGAGATGTAGGCCGGCTTGATGCCGCCCGAGAGCAGGATCGAAGCGAAGCTGTGACGGGTCTGGTAGGCGTCCCGGTGCCGGAGCCCCAGCGCCTTCAGGGTCGGTGTGAAGAAGTTGATGCGCTGCTGCGCCTCATTGTTCCAAGGCCGATTGGTGTACGGGTTCTCGAAGATCTTTCCGCCCTTCATGAAGGTATGGACCTTCTGTCGGGTGAGGGCGGTGATCGCCACGTCGGAGAGGTCGACGAACCGTTTGCGGTTGGTCTTGGTGGAGGGCTTTTCCTCACCGTCGACTCTGGCCCGCTCCACCTTGAGCTTCTTCTTGATCCAGTCGATGTCGCCCCAGACCAGGGCGATCTGCTCGCTGGGTCGAAGCCCAGTGTGGAACGCCAGGGTGTAGTAGTTCCACACCTGCTCAGGGTACTTGGCCTGCATGTGGGCGAGGATAGCGTCCCGCTCCTTCGCGTCGAACGGGTCCGGCTCCGTCCGCTGGATCGGCAGGTTCTCGACTCCAGCTGCGGGGCTGTCTGGGATCAGCTTATCGGCGACGGCCGCCCGAAGCACGACACGTAGCGCCGACAGCTGGTTGTTCAGCGTGCCGGGCTTGAGCACCTTGGCCCGCTCGGCGATGGCCTTACGGATGTCCCGCTGGCGCAGCTCGGTGAGCTTCTTGGTTCCAAAATAGGGGTTCCAGGTGGCGGCGAAGGCCGTCTCATAGGTCCGCTTGGTGGAGGAGGCCTTGACCCAGCCTTTCAGCCAGTCCTCGGCGTACTCGGCGAAGGTGGTGGGCTCGGAGTGCTTGTCGCCCTCGAAGAAGTCCTCTCGCACGTAGATGCCGGCTGCAATCGCCTTCTGGACGTTGCTCATGAGACGGTTAGCCGCCTTCATGTTGGCCGGCGTCGGAGCCAGGTTGAGGGTTTCTACGCAGCGCGATCCGTTGAACGTGAATTTGAGCCGGATCGAGTTCCTGAGCGGCTCGACGGTGCCAGTTGCCCTTCGACCCATCGCTCGTATTCCTCCATATCCATCATGATCCGGCCGTCAGGCGCCTTGCGATAGTGTCTGCCCTGGATCCATACGCCGTCCTCGATCTTCTTCCGTATGGCTTTCTCTGTGTAGCCGGTCTCTGCGGCGAATTTGCCGATCAGGACATAACGAACGGGCATGGGGTCTTACCTGTCTCAGAGGTCAGAGCCGCCAGCGCCCAACGTCAGGTTTGTTGGTGTGTTTGGGCGCAGGTGGCTGGATGGTTAGGTACTGGGTTTCCGCACCAGGCGGTAGCCCATCTGCTCGGCGACACGCTTCAAGATCTGCGTCTCATCGTCCTGCCAGTGAGCGTAGCCAAGCCGACGGACGTAGTTCCCGCCGAAGGCCAGCACCTGCACGGTGTCGGCGTGCTGCGCCGGGAGCACGGTGATGGCGTTGACGTGGTTTACGACGGGCACCGTTACCCCACGGCTGTTCAGGCAGGCCGCTGCGAGCTTTTTGCCGAGGTCTGGATCCTTCGGCAACAGGTGAACTGCATCGTTGAGGATTAAAACGGGAGTGTTGTAGCCCATAAAGATCGTGCCTCCGCCCTGACGGGCTTTCCGGTTTTCTAACTGTCTCGCTGGCGAGCACGGCGGCCTTCTTCGTCGGCGCCCATGTCCATCCAGTAGTATTTGGCCTGGCCGATCAGTGGGTAAGGTCGACCCATCACCCACTGTTCGCGGTTGCACCGCTTGCAGGCGCGCTTGAACCCGTCGCCGAACTCTACGAAGCGGTGACCGAATAGGCGGCATTTCAATCCCATGGTTTAGCTCCACCCAACGACTTCTACTTCGACCAGTGCTTCGGCTGCTGGCAGATGCCCTGAACCTGACACCCATCGCAGTAGCGCGGGCGGAACTGGCCGTCGGGCGGCTCGACGTGAATGCAGCCATGCGGTCGGTCACGCGGCGAGCCGAGCGATCCGTTGATCGGCACAGTCGGGATCATGGTCGTGGCGACGTGCTCAACGACGTTCCGCAGCGCCTCGGGATTTAGGCGTGACGTGAACTCGCGCATGCGGCGCACGTCCGCCATTTCCTCCTCTGTCAGCAGGTATTGCATCAGCCCTGCTCCAGCGCGGCGCGGCCGGTTTCGTCGGCCCTTCGCGCCATCACCGCCGCTTCGGATATGGCGGCCTCGGCGAGGTCTTCGACCGTGCGCCCGGTCTGGGCGCTGACGCGCTCCAAGGTGGCGAGCGTCCGGTCATCGACGTAGCAATTCAGGATCGGCATTCAGCCCTCCTCTGAGACTTGGGCGGACCCAACGTCCCCTTGGGCGGCCAAGGCGGTCAGCGTCGCGGTGAGCAGCGCAAGGGCAGGCGTCCGCCCGAAGTGCTCGGGGTAATCGGCCGTCTTGATGAACTCGGCCACGTCGGACCCGTAGCCGTCATAGCTGGACGGGCCGCCGACCTGATGGCCGCTGCTCAAGGTCCAGACGTGCTCCGGCAGCACCCGCTCCACCAACGCCAGCGCGGCGTCTAGCGAGGCCGTGTACGGGCGGATAAGGATGTCGTCGCCAAGGCCGCCGAAGACCCGGCCGCCGTCAGGGTCGATCCTGTAGAGCCGCGTCCCGCGAGCGCCGGTGAGGTCAAGGACGCAATCATGGTCTTCGTGGAGCTGACCAGTCGCGAGCGCAATCGCGCGGTCGATCTCCCGATCCGGCCCTGTCGCCTCCTTCACGCGCTCCAGCAATTCGGTGAGGTCAGCCACCATGGTCGGCCTCGGCTTTCGGTGGCGTGGGGAGGGCGCTCGGGCAGCCCGGCGCGTGGTCGAAGCCGTCCCATAGCCACGCCTCGCAGTGGCCGCAGATCGCGCCCGCAGGCTTGGACCGATCAGCGCCGCGTCGTGGGGCGCAGCGAGCCTCCGCCGGGAAAAGGCCGAGGATCGAGTCGGCAAGCGCCACGGCGCGCTGTCGGTTAGCTTCGCGATTGTTGAAGCGATACCCTCCACCGGCCGCAGGCTTGAAGGCGTGCGGACTGATGACCTTCGCGATGTCCTCGCGAGAGGGGTAGACCGCACTCTCCGGGGCCACACTCAGGGCGACGCGCAGGTCGCCGCGGTACTCCAGCACGGCGTCGGCCTCAGCGCGGGTGAGCGCCTGGGCGAGCCGGATGCGGGGATCTTCGTCGCCGTCGAAGGGGCGCTCGAAGATGTCCCGCAACTCGCTGAGGCGCACTCCGCTGTTCTCCTCCGCCAGGACGGAGAGGGCGTGACGAATGATCGCCAGCGCTTCGGGTTCGTCGCTGTCTGTGATCGCCTCGCGAACACCCTCCAGCGCCGTCCTCAGAGCTTCGACCTGGGCTTCGGCGACTTGGGTGCGGCGCCGCTGTTCGACTGCGGCTTTGATCCAGCCGTCGTTGGCGGAGAGGTTGTCCGTCATTGGTCACTCCCATCGTCCATGGTCAGGAAGCCGTCATGGGTGAACGCCAGGCCGGTCTCCTGGGCCTTCCCTTCCGGGAACACCGTGTCGAGTTCCGCTAGGAGCGGGGTCTTCTGTAGGGTCAGGGTCAGCACCTGGCCTCCGCCGAAGCGCATTTGGGCCTTAGGCGCCTCTGTCATGCTTCGGATGTGCGTCTTCAACGCGCCAAGCTTCATGGATCTCTCCATTGATAGGGTGTTGATGGGTGGGTGAGAGCGGCTGATCCCCATCCTTTGTCGATCTAGGGGGACCGTGAAAAGGAAATGGTGGGGACCAGCCGCTCAGAAGCGATGCGCAGACATCGCTTTGGGGAAGCTCTGTCTATGGTGTGGTGCGCATCTCTTCAACTCAATTCAATCTGAGTTTTCACTCGGGCTGTGGAAAGCTCCATTCAGCTGGAGTGAACCGATCGAGAAACCGCTGGAGTCCGGTGTGGTACGGTCCCATGGACTGGGTGCCGTCCGCATGATCGTACTCGATGTGCCGTTCCCAGCGGTTGGCGTGGTTCTGCCGGATCTGCCCTTTGATGTTGAGGATCCGGTAGAGCCCGCCGTCGGCATGTCGCCAGCTGAGGGTCAGCAGCTCGTGGTCGGTATAGGTCGGGCCGTCGTCATCAGCAGGCATGTCAGGATTTATCCTTTTATGTGAATGAGTTGGCCGCAGGGGACTTGAGCGCCCCTGTTGCTGATGGCCACCCAAATCATGGGGATCTCATGGTCCGGCTTGGTGAGCGCGTCCCAGAAGCCCATGTCCGAGAAGACGATCGCCGCCGTCGGCTTGTGCTGCTCGATGTGAGCCCGGACAGGAGCCCACATGGTTCCGCCTCGGCCGATCACGACGAGCTCGTCGAAGGGATCGTTCTCCTCGAAGGTGATCTCCGAGGTGATCCGGGTGTCGAACTGCACCAGGGTCAGCTTCTTGGGATTGAAGGTGTCCTTGATGTACTTCACCTCGGAGTTGAAGCGCACCACCTGGGCGTCGGTGACGGAGCCCGAGACATCCAGGTAGTAGATCAGGTGGTCGAGCCGGCCTTCGTCGGAGATCTCGCCGGGCAGGTAGATGTCGGCAAACCGACGATCCCTGGAGCGCCAGTCGAAGTCGTGCTCCGACAGGTCCTGGAAGAAC